CATGAATCTTATATTGATCCAAAGGATCATAAAGAACATGTCAATCATGGTATGATTGAATATACTGAAGAAGATCTTAAGATGCACAATGATGCTTTTCATGCTCATGAAGAGGATGAAGAGAATCCTGGTGGTGCTAAGATTAATGATTGGCACACAAGACACGAAGATCAACATCTAGAGGTGTATTGTGATAACCATCCAGATTCACTTGAATGTAGAGTATATGACGACTAATGAATAATAGTTTATTTGATAGTCAAGCTCTGGGAACCAATGGTTTTTATTGGTGGATAGGCCAGATTGCTGATGATTCTACATGGAGAGATAATTCCAATCCTTCTGCGATACAATCTTCAGAGGAAGATGATCCTGGATGGGGGTATCGTTATAGAGTAAGAATTTTTGGCAACCAAACCTTCAGTAAAGAAGAGGAGCCAGATGAAGAGTTACCAATGGCAGAGGTTCTCTATCCAGTAACTGCTGGTAGTGGTCATAGGGGATCTAAAATGTCTCCTAACCTATGCCAAGGTGCTTTTGTGATGGGATTTTTTAAGGATGGATTTGAGGCACAACAACCCATAATTATGGGTGCCTTTGGAAATAATTCTCAAACGATTTTAAAGGGAAAAGATCCAGAGAAAGGATTTGAATCTAGGACAGGATATAAAGGAAAGAGTGAACCTGTTCCCGTATATCCACAGAATATGGCAACAGCACCTAGGTCTCTTCCTGCATTAGAGGGAATGAATCCTAGAGTGGGATCAATTGCTGATATATTTCAGGCAAATGATGGTGCTGATGAAATGACAATGCAGAATTCCTGTGAAGCAGCAAACACTGAGATGCAAGGTATTCAAGGTGTTATGTCTTTGTTATTGCGGGATATTAATAGGATGAAGAAGGCTGCATCTTTATTTCCTTATGCTGCATCAGGTGAAAAGAATAATATGGAGAGAGCAATTGACAGAGCAGAGAAGGCTATATGTGGATTTGTAAAAAGTATAATGTCAAGAATTAATGCTTTTGTATTGAAGAAAGTTAATAACAGTATAACACCTGCGGTTTCTTTATTAATGCCAAATGAAAGACCTGCATTACAACAAAAACAGGAAGAAGTTACCAATACTGTTACTTGTGTGATGAATGGTGTTGTTGATATGATGTGTGGTATAGTTAGAGAATTATTGAATGATGTAGTGGAGAAATTTGTGAGTTCTCCTACTTGTGCTGCTAAAAGTTTTGTAAGTTCCCTTTTAAGTAAGATACTTGGACCTGTTGTAGGAATATTGGGAACAGCAGCAGGTGGTATACAAGATTTTATTGGTAATTCTGTTAGTCATCTTCCTGCTTTTGGTAATGCTGGTTCTTTATTTGGTATGGCAGGTGGGGATCCTACAGGTGCATTGGATACTGTAACTAGTATTGTTGAGTTCTTTGGATGTGATCCACAACCAGAATGTCCTCCTACCGAGTCCTGGTCTTCATGGAATGGTGGAGGAGTATTGGGTGAGTTTCATGGTGCTTTGGGTGGTGTACTAGATGCTATAGAAAGTGAAGACTCTGCCTGTAATTCTGGACCGACTAGTTGTGGACCACCTAAAGTTCTTTTTATAAAAGATGAAGTAGTTCATCCCTTAGCAGGTGGAGCAGAAGGAAATGCTATCGTAAATGGATATGGACAAGTAATAGGAGTTGATTTAATATACAATAGATGGGATCCTTTAGCAGGACTTAAGAGTGGTGGTGCATATGTAAAAGATAGTTCCAGTGGTGGATCTGGTTGGGGATATAAAACTCCACCAAAGGTAAAGATTATAGATGAATGTGGTAAAGGTGGTGGTGCAAATTTAATATCAGTAATTAATAAATGGGGACAGGTAGTAAAAGTTGTTTCTGTTTCTCCTGGAGTTGGATATACTAATATTTTTGATGGTTCTAAAGGAGGAAATGGACAGGTATTTTCAGATCCTGGTAATACGATAGTAAATTACCAACCTACAGGAATTTTAAATACTTTAGATAATGAAAATCATCAAGCAGGTTTGGGAACTGGTGGATTTATTGGCGATGTAACTACAGGTAGTAATGTTATTGATAATGTGACTAATCCTGAAGGATCTATAAATCCTGGTCAATCAGTTATTCCTATAGATATACCTTCCGATATTAATTTTCCTTCAGGTACTACTATTATCGAATATGATCCTCTTGGTGGAACTACTACTGGTGGTACAATAACAATAAGTGATACTCCATATGGTATTGGAGGTGGGGTTGGTATTAGTACAGTTGGTCAAGAATTTATAACTAGTGTACCTCCACCACCTTTGCCTGGATTACCTGCTCAAGGTATAATAACTGAAATAGATGATAATGGAGGAGTAAGTGCATTTGATTTATCTACAGGAGGTTCTACCTATCCTGAGAGTGGTAATTGTGTAGGTACTAAAGTTGAAAATTCTAGTGGTATTGATTTTGAGGTTGATTATATTTCAGAAAATGGTATAATAACTCAAGCAACTCTATGTCAGGGAGGTTCTGGATATGAAGTTGGTCAAGTGTTTACTATTAATGGATCAGGAACTGGAGATACAGATTCTGATGTAGATGTAAATGCTGGTAATTTCTTTGATATAACTCAACTGGGAGGTTATTTCCCTTATTCTCCAGGAACAGTTGTGTGTGTTAAGGTAGGAGATACTGTTGAATTACCACCAGGAACTTGTGTAGATATTGTGAAAGATGGAATTACATCTCAAACTTTATGTGGAACAGGAAAGGTAACTGCTGAAGGTTGTTTTACTACTCCTACTCCTTTAGATACTGCACCTAAGATTTCAAGCAATGATCCTGCTAGTGCTTTAGGTGATTACCCTGTAATTCTCCAACTTGTAGATGTTTACATTGATAATCCTGGAATTAATTATGATCCAAATGACACTATCTTTATTAAATATAATAATGGTGCTATATTGGAACCTAAATTTGGACCTTTTGGAACAGTAACTAAAGTGAATATTATATCTAAAGGGCAAGGATTTAATAGGGTTCCAAGATTATGGATGGAATCTGAAGTGGGAACAAATGCAAAACTTATTCCTGTATTTGAACCATTAAGAATTGGATCCGATGAAGAAGGAAATCTTGATAGATTAGAAGGTACTCCTGTTCTTCAGGTAATAGATTGCGTAGGAAAGGTAACTTAAATGGCAGATCAATTAAATCCTGATTATAATCCCGATACTGAGAATTATTATAATCTTCAGTATGGAAATAATGATGGAGAAATAAGGTTCGGACATATTCATACAACCACTAGTGGTTTTAAAGGTGAATGTATATCTGATGTAATGTTGCAGGCTTCTGATAAAATCCATTATATGACAATGGATAAGAATGGACAGAGACCTGGATGGACTACCAATAGATGTCCTGGAGTTTATCAAATCAAATGTGGCGATAATAGAGGTGGTAAAGAACCTGCTATGATTCTTGAGGCTTTAAATGGCGATATTGTCATTAAAGCAACTAATGGTAGAATTAGAATGGAGGCATTAGATTTTGATTTAAATGTTCATGGTCCTTCTAATGATAGAGGAGTAGTTAATATAGTTTCAAATGAAGCTGTAAATATTAAAACAAAGAATCTTAGTCTTGATGGAAAAGCATCAGTAAGATTCGTTAGTTCTGGTACATTTCAAGTTTCTGCTCAGACATCTCTTAAATTTTATGCAGGTGTTTATAAATTCTTAGGTGCTCAATCTGCATCTAAACCCTCTAAACTTGGAGGAGAAGATACTTCTGAATTGGTTGCAAATAGAGGAGCTGAAAAACCAGAAAATGCATTCCCACCTAAACCTAGTATCCCTTCTTTCCAGCAGGGATTGGGTGGTTTCCCATTTAAGTTTCCGTTTTAGGGAGGTATAAATTATGTCAATGGAGATGGACGACGTAACAGTCGGAAAAAGATTATTTGTTGGAAATGGACTTCCTGAAATCTTAGGTAGGGGAGATGATGAGGTTCGAGGAACCACTTATACTGAAGGGCCTTCAGTTTCTGGAGATCCTACTCAATATTATGATCATCAAGTTAAAACACCCATAAAAGAAAATCAATTGGGTACAGTGATGATAGGTGAAACACAAAATAGTGATATGCAAGGAGAAACACATCCTGTTCCTTTTTATTCGCTTTTTGTGAGAACTTATGCTAGAATAAGAAGCTACTTGAAGGTGGATGAATTATTAACAGTTCGAACCATAAAGTCGAAAGTCATTTATGCTGAGACTATAATGGCGAGGGTTAAAAACTTTGTCATTCCTCACCCAAGTAAACCTGGTAGAAAGTTAATTCATGCTTGTCTAGAAGGACCAGAGAATGGAGTTTTTTGTCGGGGAAGACTAACAGGAACTTCTGTAATATATCTTCCTGAGTATTGGGTAGATTTGGTAGAAGAGTTAAGTATTACAGTTCAACTTCAACCCATTGGTGCTCACCAAGATATTATTATCAAACGAGTAGGTCAAAATAAGGTATTTCTACAATCTAAAGGTGGAATGCCAATTGATTGTTATTATCATATCTTTGCCGAAAGGAAAGATGTTCCAAGACTTAAAATTGAGGAGTAATTACCATGACAATGGAAATAAACAAGATAACGGGAGAAGAGACTCGCCATTCTACATCTAATACAACAAATCCTTCACCTGAAAAGGTTTATCCATATAAACCAAAACCTGCCAGTTATCCTTTAACCTTTGTAAACTATGGAACGTTTACAGGTAAAGCAGATATGGATTATACTTATGAAGATAACTATGTGGAGAATGAAGATAGTGAAGGAAAATTAGCACCTTGGTTCGATTTAATACCTACAGAATCATCTGGTTTAAATACTCCTCATAATGGTGTTGCATTAGTAACTACGAAAGATAATTATACAGTTTTCCGTGGAACAGGATCTGATGTTTCTAATATAACATTAGAACGAGGTGGTGGTGGAATTTTGACTAGTCTAAAGGTAAAATCTTTGGGTAGTGTTAATACGGGAGTTCTTACTGTTAATGCTCCTACCTTTATGGCAACAGGAGGACATCCTTTATGGGTTGGTGGAAATGCATATTTCAATGGTGGTGGTATTGGTGATTTGTCTGCTAGATTTAGTGCTGCTGATGGTAAACCAAAACCTTTTGACATTAAGCATCCTACTAAAGGAGATGGACATAGACTTCGTTATGCATGTATTGAGGGACCAGAAGTTGGTGTTTATATTAGAGGAAGATTGAGTAATGGTAATAATATAATTGAACTCCCTTATTATTGGAAAGATTTGGTATATACAGATAGTCTTTCGGTTCATCTAACTCCTTATCAAAGTTATCAAGAACTTTTTGTGGATAAAATTGAATGGGGTAAAAATATAATAGTAAAGAATTCTGCTGGTGGTCCCATTGATTGTTTCTATTCTGTGTATGGAGAAAGAAAAGATATAAATCCTCTCATTACTGAATATGAAGGAGATACTTGGAAAGATTATCCAGATCCTAACTTTAATCCAGGTAAGGTGGATGATGTTGATAATCCAAACTTTAAGGATCCAAGGTACCAAGGTCCAAGAAATACTCAAATATTATGATCTCTTATGAAAAAATTGATTTACTTTGAGGAGAATTTTATTTCTCCTCAAGAGTGTGATGATTTAATTAAACTTTCTAAAGATAATAAAGAAGAAATTCCTTATGGAAATCCAGGTAGGGGTGGTAATACTTTTCTTACTACCTTGGATGGGATTTATTTTGATTCACAAGAGAATAATGTAGTTGATAAAGTAACTGATCTCTGTAAAACTTTTGATGATAGGGTCATTATTGATTATGCTTCTGTTGTTAGATGGCCAGAGGGTACTTTTATGAAACCCCATATTGATCCATCAAGACCAGGACAAGAACCTGATTTATTTGCAGCAGTTCTTTATTTGAATGATGATTTTACTGGTGGTTATACTGGATTTGAAGAACATGAAATAAAACCAGAAAAAGGAAAACTGCTTGTATTTTCTAATTCAATCTATAAACATCATGTTACTCAGGTTGAAGGTGGAGAAAGATTTGCTCTTAGTATTTGGTATAATCAAAAATGAAAAAATTAATTTATGTTGAAGATGAATTTTTAAATCCTTCTTTATGTGAACCATTTATCAATCTTCATGGAGATCAGAAGGAGGATACATTCTTAGAAGCAGTTACTCATTCAAATTCTGATGAAAGTTTGAGTTATGGTCCTGATATACCAGAACCTGATGGTGATTATGGTGCAATCTATTTGGGTGGAGATGTATCTCCTATTGATATTAAATTGACATCTAATGAACTTTTTGCTAACGTAATTAAGAAGGTAACTCAACTTTGTAAAACATTTCATAAGGATATACAATTAGATTATTGTGGAGTCATAAGATGGCCAAAAGGAACTTTTATGAAACCACATTATGATAAATCTGAAATGTTTAGTCCTAATGTTCTTGCATCTTTTCTTTATTTAAATGATGACTATGTTGGAGGACATACTCAATTCGATACTTTAGATGATAAAGTATGGTATGATGTAAAACCGAAAGCAGGAAAGTTGTTAATTTTTTCTAATAGAGAATATCTTCATCATGTGAGTGAAGTTGAATCTGGTACCAGATATGTTCTATCTTTTTGGTTTAATAAATCAATCTAATGCCTACTTATCGTCATAAAGAAACTGGAAAGAGATTTCTTTTCATTCATATTCCTAAAACTGCTGGTAGATTCATTCAAGAGAATATAATGTTGAATGGATTTGAACCCGAACAAGATATATGGAAAGAGATTGAGGATACAGAAATTACTCATTTCACTAGGGAATTATATGAGAAACATTTAGATGTAAAAAATATTCCTCATATTGCAGTGATAAGAGATCCTGTAGAAAGATATTTGTCCTTAAGTGCCCATCCATTCTATTCTAAAGGATGGTATAAAAAACAATTGGATTATATTAGTGAAGAAACTTGTCTTTGGAATTTTGAAGATGGGTTTGGTGATAATTTTGGTGATTGGATGGGACAGGTATTAGATATGGATTTTGTAGTAAAAGAATTGGATAAGAATTATATTTACAATGAAGTAGGACAGAAGTTAATTTTGGAATATATGGAACCTAATTATAAGAAAATATCAAGTACTTCTGAAATTAGAAATTATGTGAAGTATTATTATACTGAAGATTATAGGTTAGTTTAATATATACTATAGGAGATAACTTCTAGGAGTATGGCTGAATCTGATATTTTATTTACTAAAGGTTTTCTAAAACAAGAGAGAGTAGGATTAGAAACTGGTGTAGGTGATATGACCACCGAGATTGGTATTGGTGCTACTATTGTTAGTACGTGGGAAGATATAACTGTTGATGTTGATAATGAGATATTAGATAGAGTTGCATTAATTAATGATCAGAAGAGAATTATTGCTGCTGCGATGACATCAATGTATAACAGTAGTACTTGTGGTATTGCATCAGGAACTGCCACTTTTAGTACAAGTGGATTAACTGACATTCTTTCTTATGGTGATAATTATACAGTAGAAGTTCAAACAGGACAAACTAGAGGAAGTAATACTGTTAATGTTGCTAGAGCTCCTTTATATGCTGATCAGGCAAGGGAATGGGAGTGGCCTAGAATTGAGAGCACTACTAATACTGAAGTTCCAATGAATGATGGAGCAACATATAAAACTATAAAACCAGGTAATGCTAATGTTGGTGCTGGTTTAAGTACTATTCTATTTGAAAATTGTACTTATTCTGGAAGTGCAGGTAAAACTAATAATCTTTTTAGATCTACATCTACCTCAAATCGAATAGGATGGATTTATACTCGTGTAAGTTCTGTTAAAGTACCTGACGGTGAAGGTGGAGATGAGACTATTAGTTATTCTAATAGTGCAACTGCTTGTGCGAATGCATTACCTGCTAATATAGCATCTAATATTACTACCATCAATACTCTTAGAACTGGAATTGGAACACTATCTTCTCCTGTTACTACCATTAAGGCTGAGAAAGGATATAAACAGATGGCTCAACATGGTATGCGTAATTCTAAAGTAATTGTAACCAATAGAATTGTTGGAATTGCATCAGCAGTCGGTATCATTAGTGCGTATGGCAGTTGACACATAATTAATTTTATGCTATATTTTCCAAACGACTAGGTATCCTATGACTAAAGAAGACGAGTATTTGACTAGGTGTGTTGTTGATACCACTAAAAGAACATTTTACTTATATTCCAATGAAGGGGATACAAAAGAAGTGCATTGTGAAGATACGGAAGAGTTTATGAACGTTCTTTCTTTTATTCGAAAAACACTTACCGATGAATTGGTATATACTTCACCTGATTAGTAAGATAA